GCATCTTCGTCGCGGTGAACATTACTAACCTGCCAGGACAACACCGGATTGCCCGCATGCCGGATGCGATTTTGCGCCACCCGTTCTTCCACCCGCTTCATAGGCCCCGACATGGATGCAAAACCCTGTCGGTGTTCAATCATCGGAAAGCGCATTTGATCCAGCCGGTTGGCGAGATCCCTCATCCCCCACGGGTCATAGGCCACTTCCTGCAGGTCAAAGACCTGGCGTATCCATTCAAGCCGCTTGACCACTTCGTCTTCGTCGATCACGCCGCCGTGGTGGACTTCCAACCAGCCCTGATCGCGCCAGCCCACATACTCGCGTTTCTCTTTCTGCGCCCGCTTGATGAAGCCCTTGTCGCCTGCTGGCAGGTAGGTCCACACCCAAACAAAGATCAGATCGCCCACCGGAATGGCCATGGCGATTGCCGTGGTGTCCACTTTGTTGGACAAATCCAGCGCCACCCAAGCTTTGTGCCCGCTAAAGTCTTCCGGCGCGAACTCCGCCACCGCCTCGCCCTTGTCCCAAGCCTCCTGCGTGATCCAGGCTTCCGCACCTTCCGTCCACAGGTTCATATGAAACCTTTTGAAATTTGGCATCTGGCCCGCGATGATGCTGGCTTTCTCCGCCGCCTTGCGGATTTGGCTTTCCGGCTTGGACACATTCAGGTTTGGGTTGCCCATCAACCAGGCCACAGGGTCCAGCGGGTCGGCGTCCGCTGGCGGTTCTGCGACATAAGCAAACATCGCGTCATCTTCCACTTTGCCGCGCAAGACCGCCTCGGCATAGTCGCGCAGCTCCCCGCACAACCCTTTGCGGTTTTGGCCTGCGGTAGTAATCACCCAATCAATCGGCTGCGCCCGCGCGATCATGGATTCAACAATGGTTTCCGCCAGCTCGCGATCTGTCCAGCGGTGCATTTCATCACGCGCCAAGAACGACGGGTTGATGCCGTCCGATGAATTGCCGTCACGAGACAGCGACGAGATAGAGCCGTCTGTTTGCGACGTTTCAATCAAGTGCGTTTGCACATTCATGAAGTGCGGCAAAAACGGGGACCGTTTGATGATCCGTTTCAGCCCCTTAAAAAGCAATCCCGCCTGGTCCCGCGTTGTGG